CATTGGAGAAGCTTCTCAATGCTATGGGCATAAAGTCCCCATCGAAGAGAATCAGCATGGCTGCATACTTGTATGGATTGAAGCGGTTTGGGGCTGGCTGGGTTGAAGCTGCTGAGCAGGTTGTCACTGGCAAGCAGAGAGAGACAACAGAGTGGAGAATGGACAGAGGATTCATGCCAGTCAGATCCTTGATTGCCGCCCTTTCTAATGACTTGCCGCAAACTAAAAGCGGAAGAGCATCATTGAACTCAAGAGCAAAGCTTCTTGTGGCTGGAACATTCGGAATCCCCGCTGAAACCATGTTTAGGTTGCTGTCTCTTGGTGATATACCATTCAGAAGATATGCAGAGGCAACTGAGCTTTACCACATAGGAGTTGGTATGGGGCTTAAGGGGGAAGAGTTGGCTAGATTCCTCAAGTACCCCAGCAGAGAAGCTATGGAAAGGGCTAGCGAAGAAGGCGCTAAGATGACGTTCCAAAAGGAGGGTGGCCTTGCTAGAGGAAGTATGTGGATCATAAGCAACATCTCTAGAGGTCTTGGAAAGATGTTTGAGAACTCAAAAGGATTTGACGCTCCAGGGTTCTTCAAGTTCTTCATAAGATCAAACGTCCCTTACGTGACTACGATTGCCAACTTCATGGAGGAATCGCTCACCTACATATCTCCAGCATTCGGATCGGCCAGAGTGGTGTCTAACATCATGAACGGCAATGCTGATGAGGCAGCGAAGAACGCAACTAAAGTGATGGTTGGTCAGGTGTTTACTCAGATGTCCTTGCAGCTTATTGCCAACGGAATAATAAGCCCTGGTGTCGAGTGGGAGGATGACGAAAAAACAAACCTGATGTATGACGTGATGCCTCCTAACAGCATAAACATCTCTGCTCTGAAGAGACTGCTGAACGGAGAGGATCCAGCCCCCATGGTAGATGACGTCTACAAGAGCTACCAAACTCTTGGCGTTATCGGATCAATCATGGGCGCCTATGCCCAGAGCATGACTAGAGACGCTGCTAAAGACGCTATAGAAAACCCAACTAAGGGCATTAACATCCTCAAGAGAGCGCTAGGTATGGAGAATGCGGCCCTCATATCATACATGATGGATCAGAGCTTCTTGCAGGGCCTCAATGGCGCTCTTGAGATTCTCACTGAGTCAGATCCAGAGAAGCTTAGCATAGCTATAGAGAGATACGCTGAGAGCCTCTTTAGAGCATACAGCGCAATGGCTATCCCCAACTTCTTCTCTGGGGCTAACATGGCTACAAGAGAGTTCATGCCAGACAAGAGAGACGCTGATCTTTCAGATAGACTGATCAACCACGTAAAAGAAAGAACGTTTAACACTGACGGACTTCCTGTCAAGGTGAACTGGAAAGGAGAAAGAATTAGCCAGGCGCCTAAGGGTGGAAGGCAGTTCGCTTACTACATGTTTGACCCCTACAAGACCAGCACGTCTGGAACCGATCCAGTCTCGATAGAAATATTGAACCTCTACATGAGAACTGGAGAGCTGCCAAAGGCTATAGGTACTCCATACTACGCCTCTTCTGTACATAGAAAGCTTGAGGTGCCATCCTTCAACAAGGGCAAGGCTCAGAAAGCTATGCAGAATCTTACGGCTAGCGGAGCTAAGTATGAGTTCGTTGGAAATACACCAGAGGACTTTAGGTTCTCCCTCACGGCAGAAGAACTTAACAACATGCTTGAGATGTCCAACTCACTGAGATACAAAGACATGCAGCAACTCATGCAGACCGACAGGTTCAAGGGGATGTCTGACTCAGAAAAGATTGAAGCACTCGACGAGCTGAACCAGAAGTACAACTCCATGCTTGAGTACCTGCCAGATGGAAGTTTCATGCCTCACTCCAAGTACCTGATACAGCTGATAGAAAATAAATACTTAGAATCAAGATGAAAAAAAAGTTAAAGGATACCAAGGTAGGGGCGTGGCTTAAGGACAAGGCACCTCAGGTTCTAGACACGGTAGGGGAACTGCTTCCTGACCAAGGCGCACTGGGCGTTGTCAAGAGGCTGATAGATCTTGATCCTAACATGACGGCACAGGAGAAGATGGAGTTCGAGAAGATGCTGATGGACTACGAGGCTAACGCTCAGAACAACGTAACCGAAAGATGGAAGGCGGATATGATGTCTGACTCATGGTTGTCAAAGAACATCAGGCCCATGATGCTTTCTTACCTCGTAGTCATATTTACTATATTTGTCGCCACGGATAGCTTTGATAATCTGTCATTTAACATAAAAGACTCTTATGTTGAGACGTTCAGCATACTCATGACAACTGCATTCACGGCATACTTCGCTGGAAGATCGTACGAAAAAGTAAGACTAAACAAGAAATAATGGAGACAAGAAAAAAACCAGTTGGATTTTATGACGAGGTGTACGATTGTGATGCCTTTGTTCTTCTAAAGGCCATCGGCATAATAGTCATAACGCTTTTCTTGTGCTTCTCTTCGTGCGGATCCCCAGCGTTGGCTCAAGAAGAATGCTTCGTCCTTGGTTCCCAGGAAAACCCATTACCCATGGGTATGGTTAGCTACGATAGAACAAACACAGAGAAAGAAATAAATTGTGTGGTTCACATATTGCATGACAATCAATACTTCCCCAACAGCAATATAAGCCTAGATGTAATTCAAGGGGCATTTGAACAACTCAATGTTGACTTCGAGGGAACCAACATATCATTTAATCTTGTTCATACAACCAGCACGAATCTTGGATCGTTCTCATGGGCCACATCATATAGACAAAGCGGAGGTGTATGCTTTCCTAACTACGGAACGCAAATGGCTCAGTGGGCTAACGCTGTCAAGTGGAACACGGCAGAGTATTGCAACGTTTATGTAGCTCCAGATTTCTGCTCATCTATCCTTGGGTTCGCATGGGTGACATATTATCCTTGGTCGTCTCTTGACGGGGTATGGGTAGAGACGGAAGTGTTTGGCGTCACTGGACCTCAGCTTACGTGGCGTTTTGAAAACGAGACGCTCACACACGAGATGGGTCATTACTGCGGGCTTCATCACGTGTTCAAGAACGGGGACGTAACTGTCTCCTCTTGTGGCCAGAACATCGGTGACTGCGAACACACGGGCGATTACGTATGTGACACGCCTCCGACTAAGGTTAGCCAAGGGTGCCCTGAAGTGCCTGGCTATCATTGCCCAGAGACCACGTATTATGGAGTGTTGTTTCAAGCAGACAACCACATGGACTATTGTCCAGAAGAATGCAGAGACGTGTTTACTCCTGGACAGATAAACAGGATGCACGCCATGCTTGAGTATCAGAGATCAGAACTTTTCTCTGACGAAACTTTTTGTTTCGGAGACTTTGATGGGGACTGTCACATCGGGACAAGCGACCTACTGCATCTGCTGTCTTATTTCGAGTGTCAGGGGTGCACAGAGGCGGACTTAGACCTGGACCATAACACAACCTCAAATGATTTAAATTTGCTGCTGTCAGTCTATGGAGATGATTGCGATTGTGGAGGCGTTCAGCTGCCACGTCATCCAGCAAGAAAGCCAGAAGACATAAGAGAGCTTATAGAAAAAACTAAACAATAAAGACATGGCAAATACACCTAAGGTCATCAAGAGATTCGGAAGGGAGAAGACCATCAACAAAGGAAGCTGGACCGTTGGGATCGACGGAAAGGAAGTTCCTTTTGAAGGAAAGGAGACTGTGGTCACCAAGGATGGGGTGATCATAAAGAAGAAGTTCAAGGCAGTTGGCAACGCCCCTGACGGAGCTAAGATCAAGATAAAGGACAAGACCAGAATAGCTGGAGGATCCAGAAGATAATGCCAAAAGACGCCTGCTATAAGAAGACTATGAAGAGTTACGGAAAGTGGTCCGCGAGGGCCGCTCAAGCCGTGGCTAAGTGTAGGAAGGCGTCTGGAAACGTCAGGAAGACTGAAGCTGGAGCAAACCTAAAGCGCTGGCAGGACGAGAAGTGGGTTGACACGAAGACTGGAAAGGCATGCGGGGCTGGTGGATCTAATGAGTATTGCAGGCCTAGCGTAAGGGTTTCGTCCAAGACACCTGTGACCAAGAGCGAGATGAGCCCTTCTAAACTAGCAGCCAAGAAGGCAGAGAAATCTGCGGTGGGTATGGGCAATAAAGTGACTCCAGTAAAAAGAAAATAAACACATACTTAAGCTAAACATATATGCCCGTTATGTAACCTAAGGGCAAAAAGAAAGGGGCTCGCGCCCCTTTCCTGTTATCTGCATGTACCGAAATGGTATAGCTGACTTATCCAGCATTGAGAGACATGCTTCATCGTACTGGGCATGCTCCTGAATCACAGTCAGATACTTCAACCTCATCGAACCCAAGGCTAGACAGGCCAGTGATAGGTTCAACCTTGGCGCTCATCTCAATGTACGTGGCCTCATCAATCTCCTCTAAAGGAGCTTGATCAAACCCATGGTCAGAGTGCAGCAAGAAAGAGACCGACTTCACAATGTGCAGGTTGTTTTTCAACCACAGCTTGATGTCGTCTAACTCATGGAGTCTGTAGTAGATGGTCACAGACACAGCGTTATCAGACCACTCTTTCTGCAACCGCTTGATAACTTCCAGCTGGTCAATCGCCGTCATGTCCTTCGCCAAAGTTGTCCCTTGGGGAAACTTGCATGGGAAGCTTACAACGCTTGTGCCCCTGTCAAGTGTTCCGTCGAAGTTGCGGACATACTCTACATGATACCCTTTGTCCTTAGCAACCGCCACTAGCTCGCTCTCAGAAGCCATACGGATTCTGCGGATGTAGTACTGGCTATATGCTGGATGCGCTCCTGGGGTGACGCCAGCAAGAAGGCTGAGCGTTCCAGACGGCTTCACCGTGGTGAGCTTGATGCTCTTGGGAAAACCAGCGAGCCTAGAGTATTCGTCGTCGTAGCTTCTGAGGTAGGTGTAGCACAAGTCAAGCCATGAACGCTGCTCCTCAGTAGCCTGAAGGTAACCAGTGACACCAATCCCCATACGCATGTTCTTGTGTACGATGTGCTCGGTTTCTTTCACGGCGCACTTGATGGCAAGGCTATGCTTGTTGACCCTGTACAAGTACGTTGCAACCTTCTTCAGCTCTTCGTAGGACTCTATGTTGGGAAGGTAGATCTCAGCCAAGCAGCACGTCTCGAAGTTCGCGAGGCTTTGCTCTGCACATGGATTGAATCCTTGCACGTCTGGGTCAGGGTATTGAGTCTCTCCAGTGCGCCCCATCTTACGTGAGGCGGTCAGGTTGATGATGCCGTATGGCTCTCCATTCCCGTTGTATCCTTCCCAGAACGACTCATGAACGTTGTCGATGTTACCACACACAACGCTGTTGTTTGACATCGCTCTCCAGTTAGGAACGTTACCAAGGTCCCAGCGCTTAGCGTTCAGGTACTCCACATCGTCTGCGTCACCAATGGCGATCTGCGCTGAGCGTCTAACGTTACCAGCCACCACGATGCGGCCAATGATGTTCATGATGTCGAGGCAGTCTACTGGCTTGAGGAACTGAGCGTTCTTGGAGTTTAGGATTTTGTTTATCTCCATCATACCCCATACCAAATCCTCTGGCCCTGATGCCGTGCCACCGAATCCCTTGATTGGTGTGCCCTTGGCTCTGATGAGATGTGTAGCGAAGGTAAAGCCCTTTCCAGTAACGAACGATGCCTCAAGGACACGTCTGAGCAACTCTACCCATCCCTCTCTGCTGTCGGGAACGATGAAGTCCGCATCATTCTTGTCAACTCTTTCGATGTGGACGTTTGCCCATGGACGAGGAAGTTCCTGTACATTCTCTCTCTGGATGTTGAACCCTACACCACTACCAAGCATGAGCATTTCGAATGCCCAAGTAAATGGCCTGATGGGATGGTCCACCACCACGAAGGCGCAGTTCTGAAGCGATGGAAGCCCAAGGCGATCCACGGTCTCAGTACCAAGCTGCCACAGGAATCGTCCTGCCACGGTCCCTTTAAGGGACAACATGATTTGCCTCAGGTCTTCTTGTTCCTGATCAGAGAAACTACACCCAAGCTGGTCATTGCACGCTTTCACAACGCGCTCAACCGTCTCAGGCCACTCTTCTGTACGTCCTTCGTAAGGACGGGCATAGGTACGCTTAAAGACAGGGTACCCTACTTCCCCCCACGGAGTGAGGGAGCTAACATTTGAAACAGACATTTTTTTTTGGTGTTTTTTAATTAGACAAGGCGGCAAAGCTACCTATAATCTGCGTGGTAGTACCACACTCTATATGAGTCGATTGTCATCAAATCGAGTATAGAGATCTTCGTTATAACATCGCTTCTTCCTTGTCTCTGATATTTTTTCTTGTACGCATCTAGAGGGTGCTTCACAAAGACATCCTCTACGTTCTCTTCACAGTATCTGGCAAGATCTTGCCTATTGACTATGCAGAATCCTCCTTCTTCTGGCATGTCAAAGGCGATGATATGGGCTGACCCATACATCCATCCTGTGTCTCCGTTGACGTTCTTGAACTCGCACCATATCTCATGTGGCAAGTTGTTTCCTTTCACGTCAACACCCCATCTCTGGTCACCTCCATAAGCCATCCAGAAGTCTACGTGCTCTCTGGTGTCTTCTGTTCTGGTGGACTTCTCTACAGTCAAGCCTAAGGCCTGTGCTGCTGATTTGAATCTTGTTTCAGCGACCTTTCCTGTGGTCGTCGAATATGCTCGTCTGTTGGGGTTGACCATTGAGATGGTGGTATTCTGAGTATTGAACTACAGCCTCCCTTATCATATCCATCTCAAGCAATGCCTTCATCCTGAATGAGGAAACCAGATTTGTAACCTGACCTGGGTGAACTTTGGGGTCACCATTCCCATCAAACAGATCCTCGTAGAGTTCTGTTGCGATTATTTGGAGTCTTTCTGTTGCTAGGGCGTACACCCTCGCCAGATCCTCCTTTGTTAGATCTATCATCCTTGATTATGCTTATTGCTTCTTCAATTTGTGCTCTGTTCTTAACTATGAAAAGCTTCGGTTTGTTTTCAAAATTACGAAGGTAATTGAGGAAAAGCTTCCATCTCATAGGAAAATCGTGATGTGAAGGAGTAAATCCTTTCGTCTCTATGATCCAGCTTCCGTCTTTAGCCACGAAATCGGGTGTATACTTTATGGGGAGAACTGCCTTATTGGTTCTGTCTGACAGGTCTTTACTTGAGGCAGTCATCTTTAAGTAGACGCCATCGTAAATGAACTGATCCATCAGGACATACTCATTTTCCTCATAGACAAATTCTAGGCCGTTGTCACAAAGTAAGTCAGCGCACTGCTTCTCAAGGCTGCTTTTGTAGCGGCCCAAGTGCTTTTTACGAGCACTGGACCTGGGCTGCGTGCCCTGCTTTACTTTCTTCACACGGCAAAGTTACACCCTATTCCTGGTTCTTAGACATGAATTAAGCGTTAATTGAATTGATGATATACATCGAACTGTAAACCAGCTGGTTCGAACAACTCTCTTCCAGTTGAATTTACCCTGAATGCAGTCATCGGCGTGTTCATAGTGAAGGTGATTGGGTTGTCTATTGGCGATGGTGCGCCTCCAGTCTCTGTCTCCCTCACTTTACGCACATGGAGTTCAGTTGTTTTGCGAAGACTTGGGTCTGGCGCCTGAACCTTTCTGTGTATCGTAACGAAGCAGTCTGCCCTGTTGACAAACTTGCCTCCTCCTTCAGTGTCCTCTGCATACGGGGCCACAGGCAGGCCGTCATCCCCCTTCCTGCGCTGAGCCTCAGTCACGGCATGCATGTTCAACCACACAGCGATGTTGTTCGCCTTGCTGAACGTAAGGAACTCTGACGCAGCTTCGTAGTGATAGTCATGCACTCCGATGTTTGAGTTCCCCATGTCCAGCTTGAGGCTGTTATATGGGTCTACGAACACGGCGTCCACAGGTTGGTGTCGCAGTACCTTCTCCAAGAACAGGATGATCTCAGCGTAGCTGTACACTTGGTTGTTGTTGATCACCGTGAAGTGTTCTTGCACCCACTTGTAAGCAGCCTTGCGTTGATCGTAAGACATCTCGTTCACTCGCTTGTTGAACCCGAACTGCATCAGCGTCATCTTGAGCGAAGACGTCCTGTTCTCAGAAGAATACACTACCCACTTCCATCCGTGACGTACGGCTGCATTCACCATGAGATACAGGGCCATGGTCGTTTTGCCTACGTTGCTGTGGCCGTTGATAATCAGGAACTCTTTCTTATACCTGAAGTATTTGTCAAGCTCTTGATCGCCTGTGTCAAGCCCAACCTGGATGTTGCCATTGGCGTAGCTGTCAATCCACCTGAAGTCCTCGTCGTCAGACGACACGAAAGACATGTCACCATCACTCAAGAGCATCTCTCGCTGAGCGCTCTTCTCGTTAGACATGAGCGTCTTGATGGGGTCCTTCTTCCCAAGCTCGATACCATCCCTGATGGTAGCCAGAGCCTGATCTTCTGACTCGATGTTCTTCTTGCAGATCTCTCTGTGCAACACCCTTACGACCTCCTCCTCTTCCATCCTTCCAGCGGATATGTAACCTCCGCATAGACGGGCAGACTTTAGGAGAGCCGCATGCTTGGCGCCATCCTCTGCAACCCTGATCATCTTGGCTGCAAGATTCAGCTTCATGTAGTCGGTGTAGTGATCTTTGGATACCGCTACCTGACTGTCGCTACGCTCACTCGTGAAGGCCCCAAACTTATCAGCAGACTCGTTGACCACGATGTCTGGATCGAAGGACTCAAAACAGGCCCTAGATTCATTGATCCCTGACTCGTCGGGACTGACTCCGTACTGCTTGTTGAAGTACGTTTTAAGGGCCCTAAAATGATCCCTGTGGCGCTCTGGATTCGTTACCCTTACGAGAAGCTTGATACCATCTCCAGAAGGAGAGATCCAAGTAGCATAAGCATACGGGTCCGTGGCTAGCACAGACTTCGTCATAGACGCTGAGTCTACGTGGTCGAAGTCCAGAACGATAAACCCACTGTGGTCAAACAATCCGTCATCAGATCTGTCTGAGAACTGACCGCTGAACAGGACGATAGGTAGCTTTTTCTTGGCCTCCTTGTCGCCATTCCGAACCAGTTCTATGGCGTCCTTACTCGATCCCTCTGCGATCCTCCGAAGGGCGTAACCCATGGAGATGTAGCGAGGGGCCTTCGTATGGTAGATGCTCTCAAAGATTGTTACTTGCATTGCCCGTACTTTAACTCAGCCGCCTTGTCTAAGTACCACTTAGCCTTCATGATGTCTTTGTCCGCCGTCTCGCCAAGCTTTGTGCCAGCACGCATCTTGTACTTGAAGGCGTTCATCTCGCAAAAGGCGATAAACTTCTCAACCCCCCAGATGTCTATCATCATCTCCCAAGCCTCTTTAGAGAACTCATTGTAGTGGCGGGGGCTGTTTATGAACTCATATTTTTCTTCCATAGGAACTTGTGATTGATTACTTTTTTGACTATGATTTTTCTTTCACCCTTGTAGGTGGATGGGTAACACTGTCTCTCGATTATCGATCGGCTGTGGTCGTCTGCCACGATGTCTCCTGGGTCAGGTGAAGAACACAGACACCAGACTTGTTTGTCCGTTATCTTCTTGTCCTTCTTGTATGCCACCAGAAGATTGCAGTAGACTATGTCTTTCTTTTCGTTCATATAACGTCGAGCTTGAATTTTCTTTTTATCAGGGGCACCATCTCTTCCAGAGAGAGAGACCTGCCAGAGCATGAAGCTGACTCCATGACTACGCAGTTGTCTCCTTTCTTGTTCTCTATCATCACGATGGTGAAATCCTCTGTGTTGCTTGGTATAGACACCACGTATCCTTCGTGCTCTAGTATGACGCAGAAGAAAGAAACTTGCTTACCTTCTTTTCCTACACCGCTAAAAGAGTGAGGGCCGATGAGTTCTAAACCCTTCAGCCCCCACTCCAGAACGGCGTAAAGCCCGAATACTTTAGAAGGGGAGATCCTCTTCAGACGCACTTGGCTTACTTGAGTAAGAGGACTTGCTCTCTTGTTTCTCCTTGGCCTTTTCGCTGTTGGGATCCCATACAGTGGCGAATGATCGGCCATTCTTGCTTACACCTACGGTCAGGAATACGTTACCTCCAGTTCCGTCTGGCTTCTTGGGGGTGCTGTATCGCTTGATCAGGTCTTCAAGTTCAGCAACCTTGAGGCGAAGACGTTGTGACACGTACTTGCCTTCGTCGTTGTACTTGGGGTCTTCTGCGTATCCTACGAATACGGAGTCATACTTCTTTGAGTTGTCGCTCATTTGAAATGAATTAAAAAAGGTGAATTAAAAGGGTCATGATTGATACGTAGCACAGGAGTGCCAGCCCAGAAATGATGGGCGCTTTGATGTTGTTCGTCATACTTCGAAATAATTAAAGTCTTTCATTGGATCTTCTTGCGCTTCCATGAAGTTGTTGATCTTGCTTATGGCTTGAAAGAACTTCATCTCTCCCTTGAAAAGGGTTTCTTCTGTACACTTGACGACTGCTGGTAGATATGGATATGCCTTCTCTTGCACAACCCAGAAGAACGTGTTGATCCCAATGGCTTTGCAGTAGATGTAAGCCTGAATGTCGTAGCACAGTTTGTTGACGTCATACCTGAAGCCATCGACGCTACGTGTAGACTTGCTGTCTGAAATAAAGCCATTGCCAAGGCAATCAAGATAACCCTTAACGGTAACTCCATTGATCTTCGTGTAGATTTCTTTTTGGTATTCACCAACAAGGTATTGCTGGTATACACCGCAGGAATGGAGGCGGTCGATCATCTCGTTGGCTGTCTTCCAGTCCTCTTGACTGCACAATACTTTGCCTTTGCTCTTGAGTTCTTCCTCGATCGCGTCCTTTGCCTCTTTGTACTCTTTCGTAGCCTTGGGGGACTTGGTCGATTGAGTAGCGGCAGAGCATCGCTCCATGATAGCGTCATGATCAAGGACAACATACGTGTTCATCGCTTTATCTGCGTCGAACAGAAGCATGTCGTACATAGATCCAAACTCCAGTGCGTCTGACTTGTAGTCAAGCATGCCCTTCATGTGAAGGTCGAAGAGAGCCGTGTCGGTGAGGGCCCTCTTGATGGAAGAGTACGACAAGTGTTCCTTGCCGTACCTATCCATCAGTTTCTCAGAGAGGTTCATCGAACGAACTTCTTGATGGCTTCTTTCTGTCGGTCAGACAGGTCGTTGCCATACTTAGCTACCACGTTCTCGTAAGCCTTCTTCTTGTCGGAAGCAGACTTGACATAGGCGATAGCCTTGTCCATGATGGACGGTTCTTGGCTGGCCTCTTCTTCTGCGATGGCATCACGAGCAGCTGCACCTCCGATCGGAACGCTACCCATGGGCTTCGATGGCTCCTTGCCGTGGGTGTTGGTGGAGTCGCTGTCCTTGGTGTCGTCGATCAGGAACATACCGTTGAGAGCGTACTTACGAGCATAGGATGACGTTGCGCCAGTAACCTGAGACGCATCCATGCCCTTCTTGGACTCCTCTTCACGAGCATAAGCATTTACGCTGTGTGCGTTTCCATCATGGTCAAAGACAGTTACCGTGGACATGACGTATACACGGCCACCATACTCTTCGATCCTGTCGGAGATGGTCATGGTAAGTCCATGCTTCATCAGCAATGGCTTCACCGCTTCGAGGATGTCCTCACATGAGCGGTAGTTGTACTTCCCGAAGGAATTGAACTGGCCTTTGGGGGCCTTTAAATCTGACTGAACAGCCAGCAACTTTGATTGAATGTTCATTTAAAATGAATTA